CTCTATGAATTTCTGCGGTGTATAGGCTCCTGTTCTCTTGGTGTATTCATTTAAAGCCTCCGGGTCGCCACCTCTAATGCGTGTGTATAAATCTAACCCCTCGCCAGCCAAATCTGCAATGGGTTCACCTATGAAGGCTCTTGTTCCGCCCTCTATAGGGGCATAAACATACTCTAGGGCAGCTATTGTCCCTAAAAGTGGGGCGGCGATCGGAGATCGACCCTCATATGATTCAGATTTTTCCCAGAGTTCCCCCGCACTCTCTTGGTGGTATGCGGTTATTTCTTTAGCCCTCTGGTAAGCATCTCTTATAGCCCCCCATCCATGCCTTAAAGTATCCGCAATCGGGGCAGTTTTCTGGATTGCGGCGTCTGCACGAATGGCTGCGATCATACGATCTTTCAGCTCTTCGTCTGAAAGGGATTTCAACCACTCTTCTGGAACGTCCAGAACGCGGGTTGTACCTTCAAAATCGAAATTAACTTCGGTCATTATTGATTCACTGTGATTGTGCCTATCTGACTACCCGGATCTACCATCTTTGCTAAGGTATGCCATTTGTTAATGTCTTTCGAGTAAAACTCTATCCAGTCCTGTAGCTTTTTCAAATCTTCTTCAGACATCTTTGCGTCCATACCGCTAAGGCCACTTCTCTGATATTTTTGTATGAACTCTAAGTCAATACCATTTAGGATTCCAGCCATTACAAACGCATTGTTTATTCCCTTATCAGCAGAAACAGGAAGGTAATAATCTTCTGTCTCGGCGTTTGTGGACTTTATCACACTATCCAATCGCCACACCACTCGTTTTTTAGAGGTGTCAAAAACAACCCTCAGTGGGTCGCTATCGGTTGGTTTTGGAGAAGTATACTTGTATCCTCTTTGTCGAAGAAGAACCTCTTGCTCTCTTGTCGTATAGTTCGCAGAGGCTCCCGTATCTCTGTTCCAAAGTGTGCCTACTTCATAGCCTGCATCTGGAGAAGTTCGGTTGTAACCGTCATCCATAATCCCAAGTTTCTCTTCATTACCTTGGTAAGTTTTAGAATTTCCCTGAGAGTCCCACAATGTACCTACGTTTTTGAAGCCATCAGGAGGTGGTGTGGACAGGTCATAACCTTCCTGCCTTATCTTGTATTCCTCTTTTTTGTTTTTGTAGTTCTTAGACTTCCCAGCGGAATTCCATAGTGTTCCTATGTTTGAAAACAGCTCAGGTCGAGTTGAAGAAGTAAATCCCGCTGCCATTGCTTCGTGCTTTTCTTCGTTGTTTTTGAATTGCACAGCCTCGTGTGTATTAGGGTTCCATAATGTTCCAACGCTTTCGTATGGGTCTTCTGCTCTAAATTCTTGTTGAGCTTTTATAAAAGCCTTCCTAGCATCTTCAAAATAAAACGCTGGATACCCTTGTGCGGTATACCATTCCCTATGGTCTTCAAGAGTCTTTAAGCCAGCTTGACTTTGATTATTTATAATGGCGGATAGCATTTCATCATCTTGAGCACCGCTTAACTTACCCAAAGCTGTAGCAACACTACTGCCTGTTCCTCCACTACTGAAAGTTCCACCCCTCCCTGTCATATCTCTAAAAGCGTTAGCCCTGCCTACCCCTTCATTTTCCACGGCACTAATGGCTGAAGTAATTGCAAGAACATCTTGGGCGGTTAATCTTTTAGGAGCACCACTAACATCAGAGGCTGAGACTTGAGCTTGCGTGTATAGTTGAGCCAAAGCGCTTTCGGGCGCAGAGCCTCTAGTTCGATCTAGCTGTTCCAGATGCTCATATTCCGCTCTAATAAGAGACCGCATATCGCGTTCCCTCCTCAAGCGGTCTTCTTCTTCTGTAGATCCTTTAACGCTAAATATTGTCGTCATATTATTTATCCGTAGTACATGGGTATACCAAACAGCATATCTTCCCGCTTTCTATTTGCCGTGAGCTGCCCTCTAATAGAAGGATCGAAGGGTGGAGACATTTGTAAGAGGCTTCCACCGGTTCCAGCAAGGTTATTAGGATTGAACATCTGCCGCTTTTGAAATGGGATCTCTTGCCCTATCGGTCTAGGCGCGGTTGCTTGGGTTGTTCCCTGTGCTGTTTGAAAATACTCTCTTTGCAACCTCATATCAATTTGTTTAATCGCATTATCTATTATATCCGTAACATCTTTGTGGCCTTCGTATCGTTTTCTTATTATTTCTAATTCTTCTCTAGTCATTTGAACATCCCTAATCCGCTAAGTGCAGCCCCTACCTGACCTAATGCACCGATGGCTGAAGGAGTAGCTGTACTACGGCCTCCATAAGCCCCTGAGATAGATGATAGGTAATTCTGCAATGCAGTCTGAGGACGCTGTGCCTCATAGTTATAACGCATCATGGCTTGATTGATGCCTTCCTGAGTCATAGCCCTTCGTTGCGCTCCTACATCTCCTATAGCTTGGTACATGGATAAAGGCGCTCCCATAATGGTGGGGTAGGCTCCTAATCCAGCAGCCTTTTGACCTAGTTCCATTTGAGCCATTGGGAACCTTTGTGATTGAGCCGTCTGATAGGCTCCCCCATAGAGGTTGGCTAAGTTCTGTGCTAGAGCTTGCGAAGCTCCAGTCGCTACGTTAGATTGGTAGATGTCTCCTCTTGAGCTTCCTCCAGGCTGATACATGATTTGTCCTTTCCTTACATCAGCCAATCCTTTTGTCATTTGATCTATGAACTGTTGTCCATAGGTGTTGGCAATTGCTCCATATGGAGTGCCTGCCCCAGTGTTTACACGGCCTGCTAAAAGGTCGGCTCTCTGTTCACCAGAAAATGGGGTTTGTCCATACATCTGGCCTAGATTTGCTACGGATGCAGCAGACTGCAAAGCAACTGGAGCATCGCCTTTGGCGTAGTTTACAATTGATTCCTGCGCCATAGTTTGGTAAGGGTCAAATCCTGCTACAGTCTTTCCAGAATAATAGGCAGGAAGTGTAGGTTGACCTTCAGGTAAGTATAAATTCTCAGCCGTTTGAAATGCTTTCTTTAGGTGAGGAATTTGTTGTTCCCAAGGTTCTGTCGTTGCTTGTGATGTAAATGCGCCTGCCATAATTATTTCCTCTTAAACTGCATTAGCTTCTGTATTAATCTGGTTTGCTTTATTTTTATTAGCTATTCTAATTCTCTCTAAAGCCGCCCTTTGATTTCCAATAGCTAATGCCTGCTGCTGCTTATTATAAGTGTCTCCTGATTTTATATACCAATCATGGTAACTGGGCCACTCCCCACCAAACTGGTCAATATATTTATTAGTTGTGTCATTGCCTGTTGTGTTATTGCCTGTGGTGTTGTTTCCCGTATTGGAATCCAGTAACGAAGGAAGTTTTCTGGGTGTGTAAGTTGCTGTCCCTCCTGGCGACCAAGTGTATTCAGGAGTTTGTGCCCAAGGTTGCCATACAGCCCCTTGATTAGCTACCATTGCCCGTTGTGCGGGGGTGTTAAGCAGCCCCTCTGGAGGCATCAGGTGAGACAAGTCTTGTAATTGAGGGCGGGTATAATCTGTTAGTAAATATTCACCAGCAGCGCCTGATGAGACATTTGGTCCTGTTTTATTAAAATCATTTCTAAAAGGATTGGGTGAATCCGGCCATGCTTGTGGCCCTGTACTGTCTGCGCCTTGTCCTGTATACGGATTAAATAATCCTGCATTGTATCTTGCTAATTGGTTTTCAACCGCAGCTTTTCTAACATTGGGGTCTGTAGCCTGTTCCCAACGTCCGGTTTGTTCATTATAGGTATCCCCCCATTCTTCCTTTCTCCAATCCGTTCTCCACTGAGCTGGAAGCCTTACTTGCTTATCACCCGCGCTTAATAGTCCTTTAGGCGTATCTTCCAGCATCCATTGAAAATTGGTCTGCTGCCACGGAGTTAAATAAGTATAATCGGCGCCACCACTAAGCAATCCTTGCGCCCACGCACCTGGGCCACCAAACTTATCTAACTGCTCTTGGGTGGGCTGAAACTTTGGTCTAAACCTTTTTATGTATTCTTCTGGGTCTATATGGTATATATTACTTCCCTTTGGAACGCCACCGCGATCAGCAGTGGTCAGTTTCGGCTTGCCATCGGCATCTAACGCAATATACGCGCCGGGGCCAGTATATGAAGTTCCTTGGCCCATTTGACGGCCTTCGAGAGTCCGCATTGCATCGCCATAGGCTTGAGCCGCTAACCCGTAATCAAATGCACCGCCCGCTTCAAATTGCTTACCCTTCTTACCTTCATCAACAAGTGCTTTCCCACGCAAGTCCATCTGTTCTTCTCTTTTTATACGAAGCTGACGCATTTGCTCTGCGGGATTATCCTTATACTTCTTAACTATATTTTCAGCGTCAGTTGCTCTACTTATAGCAATATTAGCAGTTCTTACGGTATTAGATTGCTTTTTTCTATCAGCTATAGCCGTTTGAAAATCTTTTTTCTGTTGTGCGCCTAATTTAGATATATCAACCTTACCACCCATTTCCTTCTTAAAGTCATCTATCCTGTCTTGAGCATTTTTCTTTTTTCTCTCAGCGCTTTGCTTTGCAGCCGCTGCTATTTGTTTTACTGTTTTAGCCATTAGTGCATCCTGCCTTTAATTTCTTTGGTGAGAATATGATAAGAACATTCCCAGTCTTTTAATATCTTTAGCCATCCTTTTCTTCCCCATGCCTCTAGTGCTGTACACCCTACGCTTGAAGCCCAATGCTCAATATCTGGTAAAAACTGAATCCATTTGTCCATTTCCACCCCACCCAGAGCAATAATCCTCATAACCTTTTTGTTGGGATATGGGGCTATTTGAGTGACCATACAGGCTAATAACTCCTCTTCTTCTACAGCAGCCCATAGCTGCATTGAACCAGAGGAAAGCTCTTCATAGTAATGATCTGAGGTTGCCTCTCCTTGTGAGTGAGAGACTACCTCTTCCATGTAGGGGAGAATAGACTCCCACACTGTGTCTATATCGTCAGGATGGATTAAAACTATTCTACAGTTTGACCCATGCGGATGTAGATTCTTTGAAGAAATAGATTCCCTCGCCCGATCCCGGATTCCAGTTCGACCCATCGGCGTATCTGACATCACCGCCTCGCGGTCTTGTCGGCGCTTCATGCGTTCTTTCCAGTCTGAATGTTGCTTGATTGAATAATACGTCTCCTAGTCTTTTTAGTTCTGTTACTACATAGATTCCTAAGTCTTCACCGTCCGTAGGTAATGGCCCCGGCTCATAATGTGTTACAGACTTTACTACTCTATCGGTGTATGTAGCCATTAGTAGCTCTTACTTCCTCTGGTTCCTGCGTTCTTTATATCTAACGCATAACCATCTAACCTCCATGTCTCATCGCCTGTAGACTCAAACTTAACACCTATATATTTTCCTGTAACATTAAACGGTACTTTGGATTGCGTATTAGGATTAAATGTTATTGGGCCTTCCCATGTGATTGCCTCTTCTGTAGACATCTGATGACCTACATAGACGTTAATCGTGTTGTCTGAAGATACAGACATTTTAGGGTAAACAGCGGTCACACGTTTCACCATTGCCTGATTGTTTGCGCCTTGCTCATCAATAGCAAGCCCTGTTCTTTCTATATACGCGGTCATATCAGTAGTGTCGGACTGATTACCAGAGTTATGTCTATAAATCTTTTGGTCTGTTGGGGAGGCAAAGACAAGAACTTTACCCGCTTGATTAAAGAAAGAGGTGGTTGCTGATTGATTCCAGTTAAGCGTATCGCTTGCCCATGTAGATGTTGCTACAGCCCATGAACCAGGAGCTAGTGGATCACCCTCTGTACCATAACCGATATACCCAAGATTAGGTAGATCACGCTCAGTAAAAGTATTATTAGCCCAATTCCACACCAGAGCTTTATCGCATTGAGCATTAGTGGCGTTTGTCGCTGAAACATAACAGGCCCACATTTCCGTGTTGCCGTAGTCTGCAACCACAAAGCTCTTTTCATATTCATCTCCGTTTATATTATTGTATACATAGTCTCTCATGGTATGAGGTAAAATGGATATCAGTCTTTGCCCATCATTGATATACATATCACCGTTTCCAAAGATAAAATGACCGCCATCATACTCCTTTACACAGTTCTTGGCTAATGAGCCGACAGATGGGGATATTTGTCTAAATGCAAATATAAATGGAGTTCCAACATACGTCATTTGGTAAACAGAGTCTTCCTTGTAGATCATAAAAGAATCTCTCAAGGGCAGGCCGTCAAGTATCTTTCCTCTTGTGTCGGCTAATTCATATTCTCCAGCATCTACGGTTGCTGAAGTTTCATCCCATGAGGCCGGAACAGTTTGTGTTGCTGCTGATGTAGACCATTTAACTAATCTCGTATAAGGAACTGATGACTTAGTGACATTAAGGGCAACAAGAAAAGTTCGGAAGGCTCTTAATGAAAAACACTCTGTGCTTGCGGGCCAATTAGTTAGGTCTGCCATCTTAGTTCCAGTAGAAGGAACACCGGAGGATAGCGCCCAGAACTGTGGATCATCATAACCATTAGCCATGATAAGGATTCCACCTAATACAGTGGAAGTCCAATTCTCTTTAGCGGTAGCAGAATAGTCTCCACCAGAAGCTCTAGTTAAGTCTGTCCATGCGCTCCCATCGTGTACATAGATCTTTGCAGTACCACCTACAATCCAGTAGTTAGCTGCTCCTACTTCTAAGTTAGTTATATAGTAAGGAACTATAGGGCATGAAGCCATAACCTCTAGGAACCCCGGAGATTTCTGAATAGCTCCGTGTTCTGCCCTTATATTATTACCATCTGTCCAGACATTAGGTGGTAGTTGCCAAGCATTAATATCCTTGACAATTCCTTTTTCACCTACATTTTCTACAGGTACAAGCATCTAACTGGATGGTTCTGTAGGCCATACTACTGCTTTCACATGATCTACAGTAGTTAAGTTAGCGGTAATATCTCTAAGCTCTTGCCTATATTGATTCATGGCGGCGGACATAGTTACGTCAGAAAGCCCATG